TCTTGGTAAGCCAATTGAAATACTAGGAGAGAGTGCAGTGCAACACTGGCAAAACAAAACCAACTTTGATAGGAATGAAATGCTAGAACATATTGCACACAGTCAATTCTCTCGAGATGAATTTGCTGATGGCACTGCTTGGCAGGTAACAATGCAGTATCAACAAACAGAATAGCCTTAGGACCGATCCAAAGGCTAGGGAGGGAACTGCCCTAGGACCAAGTTATCGCTACCCTGGTTTTTAAAGTGCCAATAAAAAATGAGAATACAATGACAAATATGTTACATCCTGACCCATGGCAAGGTATTGCTACTGAATGCAGAATCAAAGACATGGAATGGATACAAAATCTTGGTAAAAATACCTGGTGTGATTTGTGGTTACAATGGCCTCATCAGAAGCAATTGCAATTGCCAAAAGATTTTAATCTATATGTAGTGAGTTTTCATTTAGAAGCAGTTGACCTTAAATGGCTTTGGCAACAGTCACAACATATATTGAGCCCAATCATTGTGTTAACAGACGGTGACTGTTATGACTGTCCTCTTCCTAAGAATGTACAAATAGAAAAATTTTACTGGTGGCATCAACAGATAGAATGTATAAGAAAATGGTATCCTGATCCTGTTGAGAAACAAATAAAATATCAGTTTAGCAATGTATGTAATCGTATAACACAAAGCAAACTGCTTATTACCACTGCATTATTAGAACTAAACACAAATAGTATAATAAAATTATCAACATGGAAAAGCCCTGATGCCGAACTTACTACAGGTAACAAAGACCTTGATCAATTGCATGATATTTTTTATAGCAAATGGTATGGTAAAAAACTTGATTTAGAAGATACACAAGAAAGTTTTGTAAATAACCAAAAGTACACATCCAATCCATGGACTGACTTATATCAAAAGTGTGCTTTACATTTTACAAACGAAAGTTTCCATTATAGTTATATGCAAGATGAATTTGGAAATTATATATACCCAGGTCCGTTCATTACTGAAAAAACACTTAAATGTCTTGTGGGAGCAACTGGTTTTATTCCAGTTGGGCAATTTGAAACATACAAGGCTTTAGAGCAAGTTGGTTTCAAGTTTGATTATGATTTTACTATAGACTTTGACAATGATAGCGGAAATATTTCAAGACTTGCAAGTATAGTAAAGTTACTTACAGAAATATCAACTTGGAATGAAAATGACATATACAATGCAACAAAACAAAGCAGTCTCTATAATCAAGATCACATCTATTCAAACAGTTTTTTTGATATATGTGTTGCTCATAATCTAAATACCATTAATAAAATACTTGACAGTAACAAATAAACACACTATAATACATTATACAAAGGAGTATTTATATGACAACCCAATTTGACTCAGAACAAAAAGCAAAACTTACACAAATCATTAACGAAGGTATGGGTGTAATGAGCGAAGTTGAAGCACTAAACGAAGGACTTAATGACACAGTAAAATCTATTGCTGAAGAACTACAAATCAAACCATCAGTGCTTAAGAAAGCAATACGTATTGCACACAAAGCAAGTTACTGCTGAAAAAGAAGATCAAGAACTACTAGACGAAATTCTTACAACCGCCGGAAGGACTTTATAGTCTGTGAGTTATGTAGACGCACTGTTTGATAGAGAAAAAGATAGAATACATGTTGTAGAACGTATTGATGGTAGACGAGAATATCGTGAATATCCTGCCACATACTGTTTTTACTATGCAGATCCTAGAGGCAAGTACAAAAGCATCTATGGAAACCCTGTGAGTAGATTCTCAACACGTAATAACAAAGAGTTTCGCAAGGAACTCCGTATGCAGTCTGGAAAAGATATATTTGAATCAGATATCAATCCTGTGTTTAGATGCTTTGAAGAAAACTACAAAGACCAAAACGCACCAACACTACAAACTGCATTTTTTGATATCGAGACAGATTTTGATCCTGTACGAGGATACAGTAGTGTTGCTGATCCGTTCAATCCAGTAACTGCTATTAGTGTGTACCTACAATGGATGGATCAGTTGATTACACTGGTACTTCCTCCAAAAACACTGAGTTGGGAAACTGCACAAGAAATATGCAACAAGTTCCCAAATACAATGTTACTAGAACGTGAAGAAGACTTGCTACAAACATTTTTAGATCTAATAGAAGATGCAGATGTTATCAGTGGTTGGAACAGTGAAGGTTATGATATACCCTATCTTGTAAACAGAACTGCTCGCATACTGAGCAAAGATGATACAAGACGTTTTTGTTTGTGGGGTCAACTTCCTAAGAAACGTACATTCGAAAGATTTGGTGCAGAAAATATAACGTTTGACACCATTGGCCGTGTGCATATGGATTACATGCAACTGTATAGAAAGTACACATACGAAGAACGTCATAGTTATAGTTTGGATGCTATAGGAGAGCATGAACTTGATGAAAAGAAGACTGCATACGAAGGCACTTTGGATCAATTGTACAATCAAAATTTTGAAACGTTTATTGAGTATTCACGTCAAGATACTGCATTGCTTGATAAATTAGATAAGAAACTGCGTTTTATTGCATTAGCAAATGAACTAGCTCATGCAAATACTGTACTACTACAAACCACCATGGGTGCAGTTGCAGTTACAGAACAAGCAATTATCAATGAAGCACACGAACAGGGCATGGTTGTTCCTAACAGACGTGAACGTCTCACCGACGAAGACACTGCCGCGGCAGGTGCTTACGTTGCATATCCTAAAAAAGGTATACACGAATGGATAGGTGCTATTGATATCAACAGTCTATATCCAAGTGCTATTAGAGCTCTTAACATGGCTCCAGAAACAATAGTAGGACAACTGCGTCCTATAATGACTAACCGCTATATCAAGGACAAAATCAATGCTAAAAGTTCATTTGCTATGGCGTGGGAAGGCTTGTTTGGAACACTAGAGTATACCGCAGTAATGAAACAAGAACGTGGTACAGAAATCACCGTTGACTGGGAAAATGGTGAAGAAACTGTACACAGTGCCGCAGAGATATGGAAAATTATATTTGACAGCAACCAGCCCTGGATATTAAGTGCAAATGGTACAATATTCACCTATGAAAAAGAAGGTATTGTTCCTGGATTACTAGCACGTTGGTACAGGGAACGTCAAGAGATACAGGCAAACCTTAGACAAGCAACCGACCCAGGAGAAATAGAATTCTTAGATAAACGTCAGTTGGTGAAGAAGATCAATTTGAACAGTTTGTATGGTGCAATTCTTAATCCTGGTTGTAGATTTTTTGATAAACGTATCGGTCAGTCAACCACACTAACTGGCAGAGCTATTGCACATCACATGGACAGTTTTGTAAACGAAGCAATCACTGGTAAGTATGATCATGTTGGTGAAGCAGTTATATATGGAGACACAGATTCTGTTTATTTCAGTGCATGGCCAATAATTAAAAAAGATGTTGAAGCAGGCAATATGGAATGGAACAAAGAAATTTGCATTCAACTCTACGATGCTATAAGTGATCAACTGAACGACAGTTGGCCTGCATTTATGGAACAAGCATTTCATGTGCCAAGAGACAACGGATTAATTATCAAAGGCGGCAGAGAAAGTGTTGCAGATAGAGGCTTGTTTATAACAAAGAAACGTTATGCAATAAACATATTTGACAGTGAAGGCAAACGACTAGATGTAACTGGCAAACAAGGAAAAATTAAGGCAATGGGTCTTGATCTAAAGCGGTCAGATACTCCAAAAGTTATACAAGATTTTTTGATGACATTATTAACAAGAGTACTTGCTGGGGCTGAACGTCAAGAAATTATTGACATGATTAAAGAATTCAAGATCGAGTTCAAGGATCGTCCAGCTTGGGAGAAAGGATCTCCTAAACGTGTAAACAATCTTACAATGTATGGAAAACGTGAAGAACAAGAAGGTCGTGCAAACATGCCAGGACATGTAAGAGCCGCACTTAATTGGAACAACATGAAGAAGATGAATTCAGACAACTATAGCCAAAGTATTGTGGATGGCATGAAAACTATTGTGTGTAAACTAAAAACCAATCCACTTAACTGGACTTCAATTGGATATCCAACCGATGAACTACATTTGCCACAGTGGTTCAAAGAACTGCCTTTTGATGATGCACTGATGGAAGCAACAGTAGTTGACCAAAAAATCAGCAATTTGCTTGGTGTTCTTGACTGGGACTTAGCAAGCGAAACAGATACCACCAACACATTTAGCACACTATTTGAGTTTGAATAATGAAATTAATAGACTTAGTAAAATATCGTAACACACTAACTCATATTATATCTAGTAATCAAGACATTGTTGATTACCAAAATATAGAAAGACCAATTTTTCAAGAACTAGAG